CAGTAAGTATAGTAGACTCTTTAGCATTAAATATACTTAGTAAATTTGATACAATACTTAGTTGTGGCACTACATTGGTGGATGCACACCAAGAAATGTATAATACCACGAGAATAATACACTACCCTGCTTATGAAGGTTCTTTAGAGGATAGACAAATGAGAATTGGTGAGCACAGTGATTATGGAACTATAACTTTACTTTGGCAGATTACTGATGTTCCAGGTTTAGAGGTTCAAGATTTAAAAGGTGAATGGCACCCTGTACCTTATGCTCAAGCCTTGGATGAAGGTGCAGTTGTTGTTAACATAGGAGACTTACTACAACGTTGGACTAATGATTATTTTGTTAGCACTAAACATCGTGTGGTTAATTCACACATTCACTTACCAAGATACAGTATGCCACACTTTGTAGATCCAACACCAGGCACCATTGTTGAAAATCTTACCAATGAGCCTACAAAATATGAACCCATAGA